TTTTTCAAGGAACTTATCTTGAGAAGAGATTTAAATATGATGGATCTCTCGATCAAAGATTTATTTTAGATAACGCATTTATCGACACCTCAAAAATCGTAGTTCATGTCAAACCAGAGGGATCAAATGGCACTGGTACAGAGTACTCATTGATAGATGATATAATAAACGTAAATTCAAGTTCAAAAATATATTTAATTTGTGAAATACAGGATGAAAGATATGAGTTAAAGTTTGGAGATGGATTTTTTGGTAAAAAATTAGGTGCTGAGGGATCTGGGGCAGATGGTGACGAAATAATTGTGAAATATCTCACTACTGATGGTGAAAACGGTAATGGTGCTCAAAATTTTTCTTTTTCAGGTAGATTAACAAAAATAAATTCAGATATAGGAGTAAATTTTACTACTCCAGAGATAATTACAATCGCAAAGGCACAAAATGGAGGAGAAATTGAATCAATTGATTCAATTAAGTATTTTTCACCAATTACATACTCATCACAGAATCGAGCAGTGACATCAAGAGACTATGAGGCAATAATTAAAAAAATTTATCCAAATACCGAGTCTGTTTCTGTTATTGGAGGTGAGGAACTTGATCCTCCAGAGTTTGGAACGGTTGTAATTAGTATAAAACCAAAAAATGGTGATTTAATATCAGATTTTTCAAAAAATCAAATTTTATCAAAATTGAAACAATATACTATTTCAGGTATCAATCAAAAAATTGTTGATTTGAAAATTTTATATGTTGAACTTGATTCAAATGTGTATTATAATGATTCATTTATATCATCAGCAAGCTCATTAAGAACAAATGTCATCAATTCTTTAACTCAATACTCAAAATCAATTAATGTCAATCAATTTGCTGGAAGATTAAAATATAGTAAAGTTCTTAAAGTAATAGATGATACTGATGAAGGTATAACATCAAATATCACTAAAATTCGTATTCGAAGAAATTTACAATCTTCCATAAATCAATTCACGCAATATGAATTATGTTTCGGTAATAAATTTTATGTAGATCCAAAAGGATTTAACATAAAATCGACTGGGTTTAGTATTTTTGGGAGAAATGGAATATTTTACATGTCGGATATTCCTAATTCAGATTTAAAAACTGGAGTTTTGAGAATTATCGAAATTTTAAGTGATGGAAATATTGCAAATGTAATTTCCTCTGCAGGATCAATAGATTATGAAAAGGGTGAGATAAATGTATCAACAATTAATATTACATCGACAGTTAAAGCAAACAATGTTGTGGAAATTCAAGCATTTCCAAGATCAAATGATATCGTAGGTTTAAAGGATTTATATGTATCATTAGACATTTCAAATAGTACAATAAATATGGTAAGAGATGTAATTTCATCAGGTGACGAAGTTTCTGGAGTACAATTTACTAGAGATTTCTATACATCAAGTTATCCAAATGGAAGTATAATTAGAAAATGATAGAAACAGGAATTGTAAGCAAAGTTAAAATTGGTGATATACTGTCAAATCAACTTCCCGAATTCATTCGGGATGAGAGTCCAAAGACAGTTGAATTTTTAAAACAATATTATATTTCTCAAGAATTTCAAGGAAGTTCAGTTGATTTAATTGATAATTTAGATCAGTATTTAAATGTCGATAATTTAACACCAGAAGTTATTGTCGATAGTTCTACCACAGTTGGTGTTACCACCATTGGTGATGAAACAATCAGAGTCACTAGCACAAAAGGATTTCCAAATCATTATGGTTTACTACAAATTAATAATGAAATTATTACATATACAGATTCTACACCAATAAGTTTTATTGGGTGTAAACGTGGGTTCAGTGGAATAACAAGTTATCATTCGGATACAAATAAGGAGGATTTAGTATTTAACACTTCATCTGCATCTCAACATGAAGAATCGTCTATTGTCAAGAATTTAAGTTCATTATTCTTAAGAGAATTTTATAAAAAATTTAAAAAAACATTTTTACCAGGATTAGAGGAAAAAAACTTTCAATCAAAATTAGATGTCGGAACATTTATTAAGGAAGCGAGATCATTATATCAAACAAAAGGAACATCAGAATCTTTTAGAATACTTTTTAACATATTATATGGTATTACACCCAATATTTTAAATTTAGAAGAAAGATTAATAAAACCATCCTCCGCTAACTATGTTCGACGCAGAATTTGTGTTGCGGAATTATTAGAGGGAAATCCTAGAAAACTTCAGGGTCAATCATTACTAAAAGGATTAGCAGGGCAAACTTTATTTAGAAGTGATCTTGATATTAATAGAAATGCATCTATATCTGAAATTGAACCTTTTGAAAGAAAGGATTCAGGTTTAAGTGGAATCACCACCTACTATAAAATCGGGTTATTTGTAGGATATGATGAAACCTCAGATATAGCAGGGGATTTTGTTGTAGTGCCAAACACAAAGGTGATTGAAAAAGTTGAACCCAATGGAAGTGTTATAACTGTTGATTCAACTATTGGATTTGAAAATTCTGGAACAATTATATCTGGAGACAATTCTATTACATATGATGATAAAACAGTTAATCAGTTTTTAAATTGCACAGGAGTAGGTGTCACAATTAATCCATTAGAAAATGTTAGATCTAATATAACTTATTTTGGATTCGAAGATGGTGATCTTGATAAAAAGGTGGTTCTTAGATTAACTGGAGTTTTATCTGAATTTGAGCAAAACAATATCATTGATGTAGATGAGGGAGAAGTAATATCCATAAAAAGCATAGGAGATAAAGTAGAAAATAATAAATCATCATTTAAAGAAATTTTCTGTAATTCTTGGATTTATAATACAAGTTCTTCGTATTTTATTATTGACAAAACCAGTAATGTCTTAACACTTGGTGGTGATGTTGATAGATCAAGTTTAAAAGTTGGAGATGAAGTAGAATTTGTACTCAGGGGAACTAACAATGTAATCACATCCGAAAATACAATCTATGTAAACGATATCACAAATAATGTAGTCACAGTGAGTGATGGTAGTTTTATTGATGATATTGTGACAGAGGAGGATAGTAGTAAATATAAATTAAGAAAAAAACTTAATAAACCGAATAGTTCTAATACTCCGATAGAATTTGGTAATGTTTTAGTATCTGATATTCAAAATGTTTATATAGAGAATGATACTGCATATGTAGCATCTAATTCATTACCATCATCTCCTAATACCACTGATATATCTGCACCATTTTTTAATAATATTACAGAAAAAACAAAAAAACTTTCAGTCGGTTTTGGACCTGTTACTACTGCACTTTCAGGATTAGCAATTGTCACAGATTTTGTTGAAGATAAAGGAACATCAATTAAATTTGAGATAGATAAGCACCCTTTCAACACTGGAGATAAAATATTTTATAGCTCACAAGGTGGATCACTAGTAGGATTAGATACTGGTTCATATTTTGTAAAACGCATTGATGATAAGAAAATAAAATTATATGGATCTCCATCTGGAATTGATAATGATAGAAATTTATTTTTTAACAAAAATAACGATACAAGTATTCATAATTTTATATTATTTTCTCAGAGATCAAATGAAATAGGATCTCAAAAACTGTTCAAAAAATTTAATTTAAATCAAAATATTGGAAATGGTAATGATGATATAACACCTGTAGGACAAACAGGAATGTTGATAAATGGAGTTGAGATAACAAATTACAAATCTTCAGATAAAATTTATTTTGGTCCATTATCATCTGTTGATTTATTGAATGGTGGTGAAAATTATGATGTTATTAATCCACCAAATGTAAGTATATCAAGTGGTGCTGGTATAACTGCATTAGTACAACCTGTAGTTACTGGTAAAATAGAAGATATTCTAGTCGACCCACAAGATTTTGATATTGATAAAGTAGTTTCAATTGGTATCACAGGTGGCAATGGATCAGGATGTGTATTGGAACCTGTGATAGGAAGAAGATTTAGAAAAGCATTTTTTAACACTGCACCTAAAATTGGTAGTGGCAGTGGGATAAACACTATAAGTGAGACAATAACATTTATCGGAAAACATAATTTTGCTGATGGAGAATCGATTATTTATGATTCTAATAATTATGATCCAATTAAAATAGTCGGTGTTGGCACTGATAGATTAGTAAATGGTTCAACTTATTATGTTGGAAAAGATAATGAAACAACAATAAGATTATTTGAAACTTTTGAAAATTATGAAGCAGGTACACCAAAAATTAATTTTAAAACAAATACAGGTTTAGGTAATCATTTATTTAAAGTTGGATTAAAAAAATCTCTTTTAGATGTTAATGTAATTGAAAGTGGTGAAAATTACACAAATAGAAAATTATTTGTAAAATCATCTGGAATATCAACATCCATCAATTTAATTAATTTTGTTAATCACGGATTTAAAGATGGCGATCTAATAGAATATGATGGTAATATTAGTGGTTTAAATACATTAAAAAAATATTTGGTTTTAAAAAATGATGAAAATTCATTTAGTTTAAGTGATGCAGGATTTCAAGGAGATATTACATCTAATTTTAAAAGACGTGAAGTAGTCTCACTAGAATCCACTGGAACAGGTTTTCAAACATTTAAATTTCCTGATATAAAAGTCTTTATAAATTTTGATACCCTAGGAATTGGTACCACTACAACAAATGAAAATCCTAACACAATAGTTTCCACACCTAAAGTCAAAGGTTCCATACAACAAATATATCTTTATGAATCAGGTACGGGATACGGATCTACAATAATAAACAATCATAGAAAACCCATAATAAGTATAAAAACAGGAAAAAATGCAAGTTTGAAACCAATTATTGAAAATGGACAAATAGTCGATGTAAATATTGAAAACAAAGGTAGTGAATATTTCTCAATACCTGATATTACTATTGAAGATCCTTCTGGGTTGGGTATTGGAGCTCAGATAAGACCAATAATTGTAAATGAAAAATTAGAAGATGTTATTATAATCAATTCTGGTATTGGATATTCAACATCAACTAATATTAAAGTTAAATCTTCTGGTAGAAATGCTATTTTTGATTCAAGAGTAAGATCACTCACAATTAACAAAAATAAAGATAATACTTTTGAAAATTTAGAAGAATCAGAGAATAAGTTAAAATTTAGTTATGTTGGGTACTCAACAAATCCATTTAAAGATGATGGTGAATTAGTATCTGGTTTAATTGGATGGGCATATGATGGTAATCCAATTTATGGTCCATATGGTTTTGAAAATCCATCAAATTCTCCAAGTAATAATGTAGGAAAGAAAAAACTTGTATCTGGTTATGAATTAATTCCATCGAATGTTGTTGATAGACCCAATTTTCCCGATGGAAATTTTATAGAGGATTATACTTTTACTAACAAAGGTGATTTAGATAAACACAATGGTAGATTTGAAAAAACTTTAGAATTTCCCCAAGGAACATATGTTTATCATGCTACTATTATAGATTCAGATAATAAACCTGTTTTTCCTTACTTTATAGGTCCCACTTATAGGTCTAAAATTATAGATCATAACTTTAATAATATATTACAAACAAAATTTAATTTTAATCAAGGAAATATTTTAAGAAATACATTTCCATATAAAGTATCTGATGAATTTGCAAATAATGATTTCTTAGTCGAAACTAATGAGATAACGGATCAAAAAATAGAAATTAATTCAATATCATCTGGTAATATAACAGGGTTTAACATATTAAATAGTGGAACCAATTATAAAGTAGGTGAAATTTTAAATTTTGATGATACTAATACAGGTGGTGATAATTTATCAGCATCAATATCAAAAGTGAAAGGTAAATCCATATCAGATTTAAACACAACCACAGAAAAAATAGAAAATGTAGTTCTTAGTTGGTCTGAAAATTTATTAACCGCATCAACAAATGATAGTCATAATTTAAAAAAAGATGATGTGGTTAATATTACAGGTTTATCTACAGATTTATCAAGTTTAAACAATCAGTTTAAGATAGGAGTTAATACTTTTTCATCATTATCAATTTCTACAATAAGTGGATCACCATCTGCAGGATTAACAACAGAAATATTTGTATCAGATATACCATCTAGTATTTCTGTTGGAAGTAATATCGGCATAGGAACTGAAACACTTAAAATTTTAAATATATATCAAGATATAAATGTTCTAACAGTAGAAAGATCTTTTGATACCTCACATGCAACAGAGCATCCAAAAGGATCTAAAATTGATTACTTAACAACCACATTTACGATAGATAAATCATTAAGTAAATTTGATTCGCAAGTAAATAGAAAAATATTTTTCAATCCAACTCAAACAGTTGGAGTCGGGACATTTGATGGGACTGAACACTCAGTAACATTTGATTTTGCAGGAAAAAATATAAAAAGAACAACACCTATAAGACAAATTACTTTAGAAAATCATAAATTAAAAACAAATGAAAAAATAATATTAACTAAACCAGCTGGTGGTAATATTATAATATCAACAGACAATGATCCAACAACAACTTTTGATATACCATCAACATTATATGCTGTTAATAAAAGTAAAGACACCATAGGGATAAAAACTGGATTAGGTGTTAATTTTGATGAAGTATACTTTGTAAATTTAGTAAACGGTGATAATGATAAGTTTTTATTTGAAACTGATTTTAAACAAGTAAAATGTGATGTAGAAAAAATCAACACAGTTGTAAACACAACAACCTCCCATGGTTTACAAAGTAATGATCTAATCGATCTAATAGTAAAACCTAACTTATCAGTTGGTATTGGCACATCAACTGCAGTAAAAATATCTAGAGACCTTTCTACTGGATATATTTTAGTTAATCCCATTGGTTTTAGTTCAACAGGAATAAACACTATATCTAACTCAATTAATATTAATAAACATGAATTTAAAACTGGAGATAAAGTTAAATACACCGCAGATTTGTTACCAAGTGGATTACTAAATAAAAATTACTTTATATACAAAGTTGACGATAATAATTTAAAATTATGCAATACCTTAATAGATGCTACTAAAAAAATACCAAATATAGTTGGTTTAGGGTCTACAGGTGGATCTACTCAATCTATTGCGAAAATTAATCCAGATATACATTCGATTAAAAATAATAATTTATCATTTGATTTATCCGATTCATCATTATCTGGATATGAATTTAAATTATACTATGATCAAGAATTTAAAAACGAATTTATATCAGATGGTAAAACAGATAATTTTAATGTGATAAAAGTAGGTTCTGGATTAACTATTGGTTATGGCACCAGTTTACCAGAACTTTTATATTACAATCTAGAAAAAAATGGATTTATCAGCACAAGTGATACTGATGTTAAAAATAATTCAAAAATTGAATTTGTCGAAAGTGAATATACAAATACTTATACTGTAAGTGGTATAGTATCTGCAACATCATTCAGTATATTTTTAAATAAAAAACCTGAAAAATTATCATACATACCTGCAGAATGTAATGTTATGGAGTATAATACTACATCCAAAAATACTTCTGGTGGTATTAGTGGGATAAAAATTATAAGTGGTGGATCTGATTATAAAAAAATACCTAATTTTATTGATGTAACTGACTCAAATGGTAGAGATGCATTAATTGTACCGACATCAAAAACAATTGGATTTGTTGAATCTGTAAGAATTATTAATGAAGGTTTTGAATATTCATCTGATAAAACTTTAGAACCAGAAAGTTTAATATCTCCAACCATAGAAATTATCAATTCCCAAACTTTAGGTATTGTAAGTGTGACTAATGGTGGATCTGATTACATTACTGCACCAAATATTGTGATTGTAAATTCAGATACTGGTCAGGAGATAAGTGATGGTTTTCTAGAACCAATTATGTTGGAGAATAGCATTCTTTCAGTGAATGTTAAAGAAATTCCAGTTGGATTACCCGCAAACACGGTTACTTTACGAGCAACTAATAATTCTAATGGTATTACAATATTAAATGTTCAATCAAATTCAGGAACATCTTATACATGTAGATTAGCTACACCTCAAGGAGGTTTTTCATCTAGTCCATTCGCAGTTAATGATAGGGTGTATATTGAAGGTATAGAAAAAATTTCTGAGGTAGGGTCGGGATTTAATTCACAAGATTATGGTTTTAACTTACTTAAAGTATCGAAATACACTCCTAATGTTTCAGGATTTGACGAAGTAACAATTGATGTTTCGGAACATGGAACAAGTAATACAGGTATTGCAAAAACAAATGTTACAACATTTGCAAATATTATCAATCAATCAGATTACCCTCAATTTTTTGCAACTCAAAACCAATCTATCTTTATCAAAGGCGAAAAATTAAATGTTTTCAGAAATAATGTGTTACAGAAAGGTGATTTTGAAATCATAAGATCAACTACAGGTGCTTTAAAAGTATTCACAAAACAAAACTTATTTGTTGGAGATAAAATAATTGGAAAAATCAGTGGAAGTCAAGCAGAAATATCTAAAATTTCAGATAATAAGGCAAGATTTAAAACAGATTTTTCAATTTTAAAAAATATTGGTTGGAATGATAATATCGGTAAGTTAAGTGAAGACTTCCAAGTAATACCAGATAATGATTACTATCAAAATATGTCTTATTCAGTCCAAAGTCCAATTGAATGGAGAGAATTAAGAACATCAGTTAATAATTTATTACACACCAGTGGAATGAAAAATTTTGCTGATACTGGTATTACATCAACAACTAATGTCAGTGTGGGAACATCAGAAAATTTATCTATAACTTTGGATTTATTTGATGAAAGAAGAGTAGATGAATTAAGAAATATTGATACAGTTAAAGATGATGAAGTTCTTGATGACAATACAACAAGAAAAATATCATTTGATAATATAAGACTATCTAATTTTATAAGTTGCAACTCCAATGATGTTTTAGTTATTGATAATATCAACTCACAATTTTCTAATTTAGAGGGAGATCCAAATCAATTTATTGATTTATTCCGATTTGGATCACAAAATACATTCAAAAATATTACAGTAAGAGTATCAAGTTCCTCAAACGTACTTAATCGTATACAATTTTCAGATTTTATATTATTGAGTAATGGATCTAATAATATTTTACTTGAAAGAGGAAGATTAATTAATTCAGGTATAGGTTTTACTAACTCTAAAACTAATAATTTTGCTACCTTTAAATTAAATAAAAATGATGTAACAGATGTTGATACATTTAGATTTGAACCAACATCAGATCCTAATTCTGATATTGATTATGATTTAAAGATATTTACATCTGAATTCAATACAGATAATGATGATATTGGAGTACAATCAGTAGGTCCTATATTTTTGACTTCTAGAATTGAAACATGTCCAGCAAATGACACAAGACTGGTTGCAGCATATAATATTAGTGATAATGGCAATCCGTTTTATGAATCAAATTATTCTTCTATTCATGTGATTGATACGGTAGATAATAGCATGAATTACATTGAGGCATTTGTTACAAATTCAGGTGATGATACATTTGTTGCACAAGCATATACTGATATTGATTCAAGCAGTTCATCTCTTAATCAAATAGGAATAGTTACATCTTTCATTGAAAATATTGGTTCTGATCCTTACATGTATGTGACATTTAAAAATAACAGTTCAAATCCAGTAAAAGTAAAATCTAAAAATGTTGGGTTTGGTACAGTTGGACTTGCTAATGGGACATACAGATTTAAGGCAGATAATCAAACTGATGGTACAGAGAGAACTTCAATATATACGGGTATTACATCATCAAATACAGGTGTATCTACCTTTGTAAATTTAAACTCACAATTATTTGATACTGTGAAATCATTTGTTGAGGTTAGTATTGGTGCTTCTAAAGCAGTGCATGAAATTTTAGCACTTCATGATGGTACAGATGCTTATATAACTCAATCTAAAATACTATCCCTTACAAAAGATAGTTTTACAGAATATGATCCTTCAGTGGGATTCGGAACATTTGGTGCTACCTACACATTAAATAATTTTAAGTTAGAATTTCATCCAGATGACTCAAGTGGTATTTCTACAGTTGTTTCGTTCAATCATTGTTTTTACACTGATGTTGATAAATTAAATGATCCACAACCATTAATTTACGGACCAATTAATGAAGACAATGAGTTTAAAGAGTATAATGCGATTGAGGGTGATAGAATTAATAAGACAGAATTTACTCTGACTAATAATAATGTTCCAATATTTTCAAAGAATTTTAATCCATCAGTTGCATCTGACATAAACTTATCAACTGGTAAATTTACCATATCTAATCATTTCTTTAGAGAAAATGAAGAATTAATTTATACACCTAAATCTACATTTATTGGAATAGGTTCTGTTGCTATGCAATTTAAAAATGATTCAGTAATTGATAATTTACCAACCACTGTGTTTGCTAAATCAGTTACTAAAGATGCATTCTTTATATCAACCACAAGATCAGGTACAGCAGTTACATTTACAGGAGTTGGTGAAGGAAATGCTCATGAATTTGCGATGATAAAACGTAATGAGAAAGCATTAATATCAATTGATGATACTGCACAATATCCTTTAATTCCAACAGATGTTGTTCACACCTTAGAAAACAATGTTGGATCTCAAGTGGGTCTTTCCACAACATTAATTAACTTAAGTGGTATTAGCACTATATCTGTTAATGATTTACTTAAGATAGATGATGAATTTGTTAAAGTAACAAATGTTGGAATAGCAACTACAAATAGTTCACCAGTCGGTGTAGCTGGTACATATAATGTTGTTGAGGTAGAGAGATCCTCTGTAGGAACTTTAAATAATACTCATTCTGATGGTACAACAGTACGCAGATTTAAAGGTAATTATAATATTGTTGGAAGTACAGTATTCTTTATCAATCCACCGAGAGGTAATCCAAACTTAGATAAAGATGAAAGTAATTTGGATATTCCTAGATCTCAATTTAATGGAAGAGTTTATCTAAGAAATGATTATGGAACTAATCAAATTTATGATGATATTTCTGATCAATTTACAGGTATAAATTCTACATTTACTTTAAAAGTAGGTGGTGCTAATACTATTGGTTTAGGCACAACTGGTGGATCTGGCATTTTATTTATAAATGGTATATTTCAGTCTCCATCGACAATAAACAATCCTAATAAAAATTTCAAGATAATTGAAAGTGGTAGTGGTGCAACTGGCATATCAAGTGTATTCTTTACAGGAATTACAGAAGAAGATGGATCTCCATTCATATCAAATAATAATATAAACCTAAACGAATTACCTAGAGGAGGTATTCCTGTTTCATTTGGTTCCACTGTTACTGGATTGGGATATGCTCCCCCTGTTGGTGCAAGAGTTAGAGCAGAGATAAATTCATCAGGTGAACTTCAAACTATAAAGGGTAAAGCTTTTACAGGTTCTGATTTAGGTATAGTTACTGCAACATATAACAATGTCACTGGAATTGTGACAATTCAAACTGTTAGTGAACATAAATTTAAAAATTCCAATGAAACTGTCATACTACAATCACTTCAGTTTGATCCTGTCCTTTCTCTAAGTGGAACTGAATTTCCAGTAGTTTCAATAGCAGCTACTAATATTTTTGGTGCCAACATAGGGAAAAATGCCACAACTCATAATTATGTTGGATCAGGAACAGTTAAACCTAGATTCAGTAATCTAACATTTGGATCTGGTTATAATGGTTTATCAACTATTGATGTGAGTGTTAAAGATTTTGGATACGAACATCGTTTTGTATCAGCTGATGTAAACGGAATAGATAAAAATTCAGGTGCAGATATTACTGCAACTGATGCTGAATATGATCCTGTAACAGGTGTTATGATAA